GGATCGCGTCCGCTAATATCGGCAAGTTGTTCGATATGGCCAGAAATCCCGTGCTTAACGATACGGCGAAAGCCGGGGCCTCACGTGTCAACTGGTTCAATGACGCTAAAAGTATCTGGTTCGATCTCTCGTAGTTTCCGACCTGCAACCTGTAGTTTCCTACGCTCTTGGCCGCAGTGTTTACTTGCCGGGATAACTCCTCGGTCTTCTTCTGTAGCTCCACGCCCAACGGCGATGCCGCCATCTCCTTGGATAAC